CTTTGAAAAAATTGTTTTTTATTTTATGCTCATTGCTGTTAGTGGAAGTATCGGATATGCCCTTAAACCTGAACCACAAATTGACCAAAAAGCAATCGAACAAAAATATGAAAATCAAACAAGAGTATGTACAGCAGCAATACATATGATGAGTGATTTTTCTAAAAAAAATTATTATAAACCCAAAACCAAAAAAGACTGGGCAATAGAAAGGATGATGAACAATTGATAAACAATTTTAGTCTGTTCTGCTACTTATACGCAGAAGAGTTTAGAGATAATAAATTGAATGAACTAATATCAAATTATTTTAATTTTCAAATAAAATGAAAAACAAAAGAGACATAATACTGGGAAGTTTTATAATCATTGTTGCTTTAGGAACAATGATTTTTTCTCTAGATTACACATCAAATACTATGAAACAAAATGCACAAAAATCAACAGTACCAATAATAATAAATAAAAAAGATCCCAAATTCAAAATACAAAATTGGGGAATGAATAGAACAAGATCAAAAAAAGACGCTATGATTGAAAGAATGACGAAAAATTAGGGTATGATAGAGATATGAATACAAAACAATTTAAAGTTTTAAGCCTCGTAAGTCTTGTTCTTGGTTTCGCTTCAATTATCGCATCTATCGCTATCTGGTATCTCACTAGTGGCAAAACTCCTGAACTACAAGCACACGCAGAACGATTTGGAATTTTTGTTGGACTATGGGCTCCTACATTTATGATCCTATCCAACAGATTTGATCGATACGCAAATGAAAAATCAAACTAAATTTGTTCAAACAATTTTTTCAATAGTAGTAATAATTGCACTAACAATTTTTCTAAAAGTTGCTTGCGACTAAAATAATTTCAGGTATAATCTATTTGATGGTCCTTAATAGCTCAGCGGTAGAGCATTCGGCTGTTAACCGAACGGTCATAGGTTCGAATCCTATTTAAGGAGTGTAATAAATCCCCATACTAATGTATGGGGATTTATTATGAATTTGGCCTGTTAGTCGAGTGGTTAAGATGCCTCCCTTTCACGGAGGAGACCAGGGGTTCAACTCCCCTACAGGCTATGAACTCTTTTGAAAATCTCAAAGGAGTTTTTTATTTAATAAGGTATAATAATAATGGTGCACAGTTCGAATGAACACCATTAGGAATATTTTATGAATAATTGTTTAAAATGTGGAAATGCAATTCCACTTAAGATGAATATTGACGGAAAAATTAGACAACTTGATAAGCGAAAGTATTGTATTGAATGCTCTCCGTTTGGATCTCATAACACAAGAAGTTTGCATACAAAAGACACTCGCACTACAATGAATATCTGTAAAGTTTGCAACAGAGAATACCAAGGCGGACATAGAAAACATAAAGATAAATGTGGAAGATGTTATAGTCTGGCTTATAGAACAAGAACTAAACAGCAAGCAATTGATTACAAGGGCGGTAAGTGTTCCATTTGTGGCTATGATAAATATATTGGTTCTTTACATTTTCATCACGTTTATCCCGAAACAAAATCATTTAACATAGGTGAAATCAATTTTAGAAAATTTGAATTAATTGTTGATGAGTTAGATAAATGTATTTTGGTATGTTCAAATTGTCATTTTGAAATTCACGCTGGTATTGTTGATGCTGTTTCAATTTATGAAGAACAACAAAAAACTTTTCCAAAATATGTCAAAGAAGTAAAACCAGAAAAATTTTATCAACCTGTAATCAAAATATCTAAAAGACCTGATAAAGAAATTTTAGAAAAACTTGTTTGGGAAATGTCTTGTGTTAAAATTGGTGAAATGTTTGGTGTTAGTGATAATGCTGTCAATAAATGGTGTAAATATTACGGAATAACTAAACCTGGCAGAGGTGATTGGGAAAAAATAAAGTCAGGCAAGCTTGACAAACCTCAACCATAGTGTATAATTTTGTTGTAAGTTTATTCTCCCGTGGTGAAACTGGCATCATCTTAGATTTTGGCTCTAAAGTTCCTTGATCGTACTGAGGCGGGAGAACCTTACAAAGTGCTTAGGTAATTCAATGGTAGAATGTCTCACTTGTAATGAGGTCGTTGGGGGTTCGATTCCTCTCCTAAGCTTAAATCAATTTTCCCTATATGATACAATACACATATGGAAAAATTTATTGTCTTATTTGAGATCATAGTTTTCTTTGCATTACTCTATTGTGTCAAATTATGCAAAGACATTCTTCGTACTATGGAGGAAAAAAATTGAAAGATTTAATTATTGCTTCTTGGATTTCTTGGTCTGTTACATTATTAGCGATTATGTCATTTAGTTTGTATTTTAATTACAGATTGAATAAAATGATCAAGATGCTAGACGAGTGTATTACTGAAAGACCTGAATAAATAAAAATAATCCCGTTGTTTTCATCGGGATTATTTTTTTGGTAAAATATTTTATGACTGAAAAAGAGTGGATAGAAAAGATTAAGCGAGAATGTGTCTTGAATGTTGGCAATTTTGACACTCGATATGCGATACAGTTAATTGGAAGGTCTGGAAGCAAGATTGGTATTGTTTCTCTCAATAAGCGTTTTATGAGTGTTGATATTATAGATAAGCAAAAGTATGAGAGATTCTATGATAAATTTTATTCAAGAAATGATAAGGATGTTCGAGCCCCTTTAGTTATAGATTATCATATTGAAAATTCTATAACAAAAAATGGTTTTAAAGTTCTTTGGGATTACTATTATAAGAAGATAAAGAAATGACTTATAAATACACAATACAAGGCGAAAATGGTAGAGTTGGGGGCTCGAGTAGTGATTATAATTGGATACTCAAGGAAAGAGATGTAATTATGAAAACTATTTTTCCTAATTATGTCTTGAGTGAAAAATTAAATGATCTTATAAATAGTCCAGATTATTTAGTGTATGAGTATGGTGATCAAAAAGTTTATTTTAAAGTAGAAAAGGAAGAAGAAGATGGATGTGACTAGCGTATTTGGTTTGATTTTGGGTGGTTTATTAGCATTTTGGGCGCATAAGAGAGGATATGCTTGGTGGGCATATCTTTTTGCAAGTCCTGTTATTGGTGCTATTGCTTTAAATATTTTGCCTAATCTTAATGAGCCTGGAAAAGAGTATGACAATAAAGAAGAATTAGTTCGTAAGGGAAATACAAATGGACTAATTATTTCAGGACTAACAATTGCTTTCTTCACTTGGTTAGCAGTATCGATTAGTAAATAAAAAAGGGGAGTTTTACTCCCCTTTTTTATTGGTTTCTGTAATAGTCCAAAAGAAGTTTGACACTATCTTCTAAGTTATATTTTGGTATCCAGTTTGTTCTATTGAAAAATTTATCTACACTTGGAATTTGCAAAGTTACATCTACTGGGCGTAAAAGATTTGGATCTTGTTTGGTGACGATTTTACAATTAGCTTGTTTTCTAAGTTCTTCTAAAAAATCTCCGACTTTTACTGGAACTGTGCTACCAATATTGTAAGCTTCTCCTAGTTCACATTTTTCTGCAGCCACCCAATAAGCATCAACTACATCTCTAACATCTAATAGTGTGCGTACAGAGTCTAAGTTACCGTGTAGTAAAATTTCTTGTTTTCCACGTTCAATATCTACAATTTGTTTAGCAAATGCACTAGAAAAAATATCTGGTCTTCTTGGGTTTATGTATCCAAAAGCACGAGTTATTACACAAGGTATATCATATGTTCTGAAATATGACTTGACTAATTTTTCTTGTGTTAGTTTACTGATAGCATATACATTGACTGGATCTATGCTTTGTGATTCTTTGATTGGAATTTCATCTTCTCTTACTTGTCCATACACTTCAGAAGTTCCACAAAATTGAATCATTGGTTTCTGATTAAGCATTCTCAAAGCTTCAAGAAGATTTAAAGTTCCATTTACATTATTATTAAATATAGAACTTGGGCTGCTGAATGAGAGCTTTACATTTGCGTTAGATGCAAGGTGAAATATATAATCTGGTTGAGCAACTTCTAATGTTCTATAAACGCTTCCTAAATCATTCAAGTCGCATTCAAACATTTTAATTTTTGAAAACACGCCTGATTTATTTTTTCTATCAGTGTGCCATCTTGAAATACCTTGAATTTGTATATCTGGAATATTGCTTAAGTGTTCTGCTAAGTATGTTGCTCCACTACCATTGATGCCTGTAATAAGTGCTTTCTTCATAAATATATTATACTCAATCGTCGCATTCTATATAATATCCCTCATCATTAGGCATCAAAATATCTTTATTTTCATTTGCAGCAAAATGACAGTATGACAAATCTGAATGAGCAATTAATAACTTCATCATAGTTTCAAATAAATTGGGATTTGTGCAATATGGTGTATAGAGTTGCATTACTTTGTCATAATTAACCAAAATAAATTTTTCACTATTGAGGCTGATCATATAGAATTTATTAAGTTCTGTTTCTACATAAAATGCTTCCAATCCAGGGACATTTTTTTTCAACAAAGCCCAGTTTACTCCCATAGTATTTTGAGCTGGAAAAACACTTCTTCCCCAATCTTTAAGACGCAATACTTCCTCAACACTGTAAGAAGATTGTCTGGGTAATTTATAGATATCAATTATTTTCATCTTACTTGCATTATACCTGATGAGTGGTATAGTATCCTTATGAAACATACTATCACGATAATTGATGAGAACTTTCAAGAGAAAAGCCTTGAAATGACTTATGCTCAATTGAAAGAACTTAATCGTTGGTTAAATATTTATCTTAACACTGGCAAAACGATCGAATACAAGAAAGAGAAAAAAAGTAATAGAATTGTTGATGTAAAACTTGCTGAGATGTAAGTTGTGGTATAATTAGAGTGTAAGAAAAATACTTACAAATTACAATTAAATATGCAACTGTAGCTCAGAGGATAGAGCAAATGCCTTGGAGTCTCCATACTTTAGTATGGTATTCTGGAGCCTTTGTAGAGAATAAAATTTACAAAGTGGATGGTACTGTATCGGTGAAAGCTAAGTAGAAATATATGCTAATACCGAGGGAAGTTGAGAAGAAATTCTTTAACCCCGTAGAGACTATACGTACCACACCTGAAATGGTGAAGATATAGTCCAGACCACAAACATAGAAATATGGTAGTGAAAACTATAGTGGTAAGCTAAGCATTTGGTCGCAGGTTCGAGTCCTGCCAGTTGTATTAGAAAAATCCCTTCCTAAACAGATGGGATTTTTCTTTTTAAATCCCGAATAAAAATATATGTGGTACAGGTATTCAATGGTTAGAAGAGTTAGTTTAGTCGTCTTATTTGATGGCGACAAAGTTTTATTAGGAAAGAAGCCTAGTGGATAT